ATTATTACACTCAATTCCAAAAGCATAGGCATAGCGGTGTAGATATTCATTTAGTAACACAGCATTACACCTTTTTGGATAATGTCATTCAAAAATGTACGGGGATGCATGTTCACTACTTTAGACCAATGGGCGGGGCGGTTATCACTCGTTTTCAGCGGGATAAACAATTCAGCACCGATTACTCAGGCGATTTAGAAAAATGTGCCACATCAACATTAAAGCGAGATACAAATTTTTATGGCGTTTACTGGTCGGCCGATGACCATACCGCCAAGTTTAAATTACCACCTAAGGCACTTTTGTTTTTACTTGCTATACCACTTTGTATTTATGTTTTTTATTCTTTGCTCGTTAGTCTTGGCCTTGTTGGTTCAGACGAACCTGAGCTTAAACCAGAATCTAAGGTCGAAATTAAGGAAACTAAACAAACCAAAAAAGCACCGGTTAAAAAGGATCTCGAATTAACTTATAAACCAGAAAAATTTGAGCATCCCTTAAATGAGATTTGCCAAGACTATGAGTATGGTGGTTATGAGCTTAAAAAGAAAAATGGCGTTGTTACTGTTGAGCACTATATAAATTGTGTTACTGGTAAAGAGGTAGAGAAACAAAAAACTATTCTTAGCGGTGATGATGAAAACCCCCAAGAGCGCCAAGAGAAATTCAAAGAACCTGAGACAATTCTGCTAAGCTCTAATTACTTAGAGAAGTTAGGTTATTACATTTACCTAAATGAGAATTTGCCAATCCTTAAATATTCAGGTAAAAATATATACCTAGCTCAATTCTAAAATCTCAATAAAAACAAATACTTAAGTCCGATACTATTCAGTATTGGACTTAACAAGCCTTTTTAATATCCCTTGAATTGATAGCCTATAATTTGTACGAGGCGTTATGTTGAGTGTTTGCGGCCTGTAAAATAGCGCAGCACAGGCCGACCCGATAGGGCACGTAACATAATGGCAATTATAGGCTCATCAATGACCACACAAAAAGTAAGGTTACGTAATAATTTAATGTGATTATTACGTACCACTGGAGAGTTGAGCTTAAGAACCTATGAAGCTTTGCTTCATGTAAGGCCGCATTCCTAACTTAATTTAAAAACCTGAATTTAGTCGGCCGCATCCATAAACCCTATAAGTTTGAAGAATCAAACCCGCGCAGCATGCGCCCCTGATAAACCTAAACCATCTTTAACTATTCCCCAGCAGCAAAAGGCAGAGAGAAGGGCGAGTTCCGAGACCCTCACTGCCTTTGCTGGGAACAATCCAAAAAAAACCCCGTAACTGTATTACGGGGTATAACTCCTATCTAAACCTATAGCTCCATGCTTTTTTTTATTTTTTCTTTATAAGTTTTTCGTAGTCGTCTTCGGTGATTACTTCTAAACCCTTGTTTATAAGTACTCTTAATATATCAGTATCCTTTAGCGATTTTTGAGTGGCTATCACGGCTTTTACGTGTTCCTTTTCCACTTTCCTCCACGTTACATCATCAATATGTTTTGTAGGCATTGTCTTTCCCGTTTCTAAAGTTATCAGTAATTATAAACTCATAAACTTATAAATGTTGACAATTAGATTTTTAGAAACTAATCTACGCTCATTAAATAAATATTTAGAAACTTAAAAATGAAGATATATTTCGAAAATAACAGACAGGCAGGCGTTCAAGTCACATTCGATTTGGACGGTGTTCGCATGTACGATTATTTCGATAACATGTATCGTTTTCGCTGTTGGGTTGCCCATGAATATGATTGTGAAACGGTAGAAATTACTGATTCTAATTATCGCCAGCTAGTTGAGCAGGGGGTTATATGAATTATCAATATAGTGACCGTGCAACACAATTAATTAATAACCGTCTTGAGCGTTTTAAAAAACATGAAGATAACCAAACAATTATTGACCATCTTTCGTTTAGCTTTGCCCTTGCTGACTTACGTCATTGTAAGCGTGCAGGGGTTATTGGTCATACAGCTGATACTCAAACTATATTCCCTAAACTACCTGAAATAAATTATGAATTTAACACTGAGGGCTTAAAAGAAGATGAGTTCTTAGTTGCTTTAGAAGAACAAAAATCTAAAGTTAACGAGCGTATGGCTGATTTTTATCTTGATACTTTAAAGGTATTTTCTCGCCATGTTCTTGGGTTCGATCTTTCTATTCCAAGAGATAAAGGTTTTCACGGTTATACCAATTCAATGAACTTAACTACTAACGAGGGTACTCAAGTAGGTTTTGTTGGTATTGGTGGTCAACGCAATACTGTTTACTTTCAAATTTCTGGTGAGGGGTGTAAACATCTTTGGTCACATACAACACCTTTTGTACTTCATCACTGGCTTTCTAAGGTTCTAAGTATCAGTTATTTATCGCGTATAGATATTGCTCGCGATTGTTACGACGATGTTTTTAACTGCAAAAATGCTGAAACTAATTTCTTTCAACGTGCATTCGCTCGCAAAAAAGGTGGCCCTAATCCAACTATGGCACCTCGCCATTCATTTACTGTTGATGGTGTTTATGATGTTGAAATGACCACTATTGGTAAACGTACTAGCCCTGTTTATTGGCGTATCTATAACAAAAAATTAGAACAAGGCATTCAAGAACCTGATCTTATTTGGTATCGCAATGAAGTTGAACTTAAAAAATGGACTGTTGATTCACTTTTAGACCCTGACTCTACTTTTGCGGGTATCTGTGATTTTTCACAACAAATGATTAATTCTGATGGTGTTCACACGTCAAGTTCTCCAAGAGCAACAACGGCCGCTACCGATTTAGCCAGTAGAGTGAAATGGGTTAGGCGTATGTGTGGTAAAGCGCTATCAGATATTTTTGAAATTACTGAGGGGGATATTCAAACGCTTTTAGGTTTGTTAGTCCCTGATAAATATATAACGGGTAAGTCTTTGGATATACCCAACACCTACAAACAACTATTAACTGAACAATTAAGGAGTCATTAACATGGCTATTGTTATCGCTGGTATCGGCATTACTAAATTTCCTGAGTCAAAAAATCCTGATGTTGAAAAAGCAACGTTAGAAGTTTTATATCCTTTTGACTCGGTTAATTCACCTAAATTTCATCGTAAGGCAATTGGTAAAACTACTGCTACACCTTTCGGTAAAGAGCCGATTGTTATTAATGCGTCTTACGCTCACGTTCTTATAGACAACAAAGCTTTCGTTGCTGATAAAGCTTACGAACTTAAGTTCTCATTTAATGATGAAACTTTTGATAATGAAGTTGTTGAACTTATACCTGTTGACCCTGAATTAAAGCGTCATTTCAAAGAATCTCTAGGCGGGTAGTCACATGGCCAGTTACGAATACATCGTAATTTGCCCAGTTGCACCTGTCGAAAAACAGTGTCCTGTGGAATTGGAGGTTGTCGAAAATCATCTTCCAGTTCCGCTCGATTACGAGACATTTCAAAATGAAGTGCTCCCGTCAATCATCGGTGTTCTGCTCTTATGTTATGGGTGGAAAAAATTAAGAAAAATGGTTTTTTAAATAAGGAATATAACCATGAAAAATTTATTAGTATCTAAAAAATTAAAAGCGGGTTTGTTAGTTGCTGCCGCTACTCTTTCGGGCTCTGCTTTTGCTGAAGCTGCTGCCGAAGTAACTGCTGCAACAACTGGTTTTACATCGTTCTTCACTGATAATGCAAATCTTATTGGTGGCGTTTTCTTAACTGCTGGCTTTGTGGCTATTGGTTGGAAATGGCTTAAAGGTATGTTGTTCGGCTAATGTTCATCACATTAGACACAGTGCTAATTGTCTCAGGACTTTTAGCACTTTATATCCTCTTCGATGATTAAAACAAGGCGCTCCCATGCGAATACTAATATCTATATTGGCGCTTACGAGCGCTTTTTTTGTTTCTGCTGAACCTGTAATAGACGATGAAACCAGCCCCTACTATGGTTACGAATACGTTTCTGCGAATGAGAAACAAGGCACTCTTTATGTTGATTCTTCATATGGCACTACATGGCCATCACCAAAAGCTGGATTTGATAACTATTTTAATTATGAAGCTTATGCAGCTGATTTTTTTCAAGTCAATACTCTAATCGAGCGTGTTGATGTTTCAGGCAGATACCATACCTACTATATTAAATTTGAAACTTTTTCAGACTGTTCTGGTTCACCTTGCAATAGAAATGAAAAGGCATTCACTCGTCAATTTACAACAACTGATGGAACTGTGTATTCCTGTCCTGACACTTACCCAGTTGGCCCTATAGAAATTTCAGGTTCACAGCTTTGTTTACGTGAAGCCAAACCTAAAGACTGTCCAGCAGGCCACCATAGTCGTGCAGTTTCTAAAGCTCTTGGTTCTACTGAATGCGTTCCAAAAGAATGTCCTCCCGCTGGTACTGGTGAAAATCTCGCATCAACTCCCATGACGGGTGGTATTCCTTTTTCTGGCGGTGGTATGTATTGTAATGATGGTTGTGCTTATTCTGTTAATGCTGAGCAAATTAGCTCTGATAAATATGCTGTCGGCACTTCACAGGGTGCAGCCTGTGGTGATAAGCCCTATGATAATAAAAAATTAGCTGATGAGGGTGATACAGGTGAATGCTCTGTTAGCACTGGTGATGTTCCTTTGCTTTCATGCCCTAATGCAAATCCAACCACACCCGAAAAAGACCCACACAATAATGATGATTCGAAAACACCAGAAGATGAAACGCCTGAAAAACCTAAAGAAACCTGTGTTGAGGGTGATGCCGCTTGTAATTTAAAAAACGTTGAAACTGAAATCGAAAACAGTGCCAACAAACAGATTGATAATGATAATAAACTTCACAATAAGAAAATTGATGCAGATACAAAAAACACTAATGCACTTTTAAATATTCTTGAAAGTATCGACACCTCAATTCTTTTACAAACCCAGCAAGATGATAGGTTGCACGCTGTTACTGTTTCAAAATTTAATGAGCTTGTTGATGCTGTTAATGGAATTGAAACGGGTGGCGGCGGTGGTGGAAATGGTAACGGTGATGGTTCAGGTGGTGATTGCGATGGTAGTCCATCCGAATGTGTTCCTATTGAGGGCGCTGAAATTCCAAGTGAAACCGTTAATTTAAATCAATACGCAGATAAATATGATGATTGGTTGCCCAATGCTGAACTGCCATCTGAGAAATGTATTGTCATATCTACGGGTCGCTCCCTATGTCTTAGTTTTGAGTCATTTATTTTACTATTTCAATCAATATCTGGCCTTATGGTAATTGGTGCGTTGATGCATAGCGCTAGAATAATCTCAGGAGCAATTTAATATGCCAGTTTTAATACAAGCTTTTTTTGCAGGGCTCGCTGCCTTGTTACCAACGTTAGTTTCTAAAGTTTTAGTTGGTTTGGGTTTTGGCTATGTTACTTATGAGTTAGGTTCTTTTGGTATTGATTACATTTACCAGCAAATTGCATCTAATGCAGCGGGTTTACCTATCGAAGTCATAGCCGTTTTAAAATATGCACAAACCGATGTTGCCTTTGGAATAATGCTAGGTTCTTATGCTGCTGCTTTAACAATTCGCGGTTTAACGAGCGCAGGTTCAGTAACTAAATTAGGTGTGAGGTCTGCGCCATGATTTATTTAAGAACTGGAGTGCCAGGCGCGGGAAAAACCTTAAATTCTTTAAAGGAAATTTGTAATGACCCATCTGTCACTCAAAAAACTAAATTCTATAACAACATAAAAGCTTTCCTTTTAGACTTAGATTTCTGCAATAGTTTTCAAGGTTTCTTTTACGGCCAGTACTATCCATCAATACAAACTACCAATAAAGTAGGGCGCTATTCTAAAATCATTAAAGAAGTACACGCCCAAAATAGAATGATAGAAATAGGGGATGTACCTTGGTTAGCGCCTAAATTTAAACTTTACGACGAACAAGCTGTAATTGAGCTATTTGTTAAATGGTGTCGCAAGTGTTACCCAAAAGCCAACTTAAAAGGTTTAGATGTATTTTTGGAAGAATCAGACGATCCAACAATAGAATCTATTAAGCTTTTAAATTATCACTGGACGCATACAAATGACCCGACTGATTGGCCTAATTTGCCAAATGGTTCAATAGCGCTTTTTGATGAGTGCCAAGATTATTTTCCACCAATGGCCAATAGTGCAAAGCGCCCTTATTATTACACTCAATTCCAAAAGCATAGGCATAGCGGTGTAGATATTCATTTAGTAACACAGCATTACACCTTTTTGGATAATGTCATTCAAAAATGTA